AAATGGTCGTGTAAAGGTGGTTTCAAAATGAAAGTTGGTTTAAGGGTAAATAAAGGTGATAAAGAATATGTGTCGGTAAAAGAAGCCGTCCTAGAAATCGGAATCGGGGGGGGGCAGATAGCAAGTGCGTTAACTTGTAAAGAACCTAGTATGTCGGCACATCATAGCAATTTTATTTTAGAAGGAAGTGAGAATATGAAGACTAAAAATAATACGATCCAAGGTTATCTGGAGTGTCCTGCGGGCGGTTGTTTTGACGGACAGTTCCCCGACAGTAATGACCGAAGGGGAAGGGTACAGGAAGGGGGAAACATAACCCCGACACTTACGGCAGAAGGTAGTCAGCAGATATACTACAACGAAGACGAATGGCGAATCCGTAAGCTTACCCCGAAAGAGTGTTGGCGGTTGATGGGCTACACGGACGAAGATTTTGAAAAGGCAAAAGGTTCGGGGGTCAGTAATTCACAGTTATACAAACAGGCGGGAAACGCAATTGTAAAACAGGTTTTAATGGCTATCTTTTCGCAAATGAACATAAAGGGTGTAAAGCCGTGGAACGAAAACGAAAACTATTGCAAACAATAGAAAGCCGTGTTAAAATATGCTCAATGGGGGCAAATAGTGAAACAGATTAAAACTATATCAATAAAATGTGATTGCAAGGATTTTCTCAAACTTGAAGATATGACAGTTATGCAGGGCGGGTTAAAAATCCGTAATGACACAGACTATGAAAAGATTAAAAAATCTATTTTGACATATTCTTTCTCTTTTCCGTTTTTTATCTGGCGAAGTGGGAAAACAAACTATCTTTTGGACGGAACAGGGCGGTTCACCTGTCTTTCAAAAATGCAGAATGAAGAAGGTTATATCATTCCCGAACTTCCTGTTGTTTACATTCAATGCAAGAATAAAGCAGACGCAAAACAAAAGCTTCTGCGATTGAACAGTCAATACGGAAAATTAACACGGGAGTCGGTTCTTGAATTTGCAGAAGATATTGATTTGAACTTTGACGAAATAGCACTTCCCGATAGCGTGATTGATTTTACAGACGCAACAGAGCCACAAGAAACAGAAGGTGATGATGAAGTTCCCGAAGTAGACGAAAAAAGCGAGCCTGTTTCAAAGCGTGGGGAAATGTACGAACTCGGCAATTCAATTCTTATGTGTGGCGATAGCACCAATGCAGAAGATGTTGCAAGGCTTATGGGCGGAGAAAAAATAAGTCTAACCTTTACCGACCCACCTTATGAACTTGGAACACAAGGGGGGGGCATTTTGAAAACCGCTAACAGTATGAAACAGATTGAGCATAACGAAGTAAATCACTTTGACCCTATGAAGTTGGAAATCTATTCAGAAACAAACATATATTTTCATAACAAGCCTTTAATTAAAAAATACATTGAATTGGCAGAAGAAAAGAAACTGCCCTATGATTTGGCATTTTACAAAAAGACAAATACTGTTCCGAATTACAAAGGGCATTTAATGACAGATTGCGAATATATAGCAATTATCGGAAAACAAGACCCGAACAAGGGTTTAGACAAAGAGTTGTATTCAAAATGTTTTATTGGCAAAAAGGATGCAGACAATGAATTGAGTTATTCAAAGCCTGTTGCATTATGTGAGAAATATCTTAAACTGTATGCAAAAGGAAATGTTCTTGACCTTTTTGGCGGAAGTGGTAGCACTTTAATTGCAAGCGAAAAACTTGGCTTAAAGTGTTTTATGATTGAGCATAACCCGAAAATGTGCGATGTCATTCGCAAGCGATATACAAAATGGGCGGTTGAAAATGGCAAGCCAAAGACTTCGGGTTGTTTAGACTAGCAAGTGTTTTGCAAGTGAAAAGGTGGTAAAATATGGCAGGTGGAAATCCTTCTAAATTAGTACCTTGCACACCAGAAAACGCAAGGGAAAGACAATTAAAATCCGCAGAAAAACGAAAAGAAAATAACGCAAAGAAAAAACTTATGTCGCAGATTTACGCAGAGTTCCTTGAAAGAGAATATTCTGTAAAAGTAGCAGAAGGCACAAAGAAAATAAGCGGGGCAGAATTAGTAAACGAAGCAATGAAAAAGATTATTGCTAGGGGCGATAGTTCTAGCGTTGCCGTTATGCGTGAAATTAGGGAAACTCTGGAAGGACAGAAAATAAACCTTTCGGGCGAATTGACTACTTTACAGACAACAGAAGAAAGGCTTGCAGAATATAAAAAGCTTATAGGGGAAAAATGACAGAGCCTTTAATTCCTGCAATTTCAGAAAAAAAGTTTTTATCTTTATCAGACAATCAGCAGAAAGAATATTTGCGGTTATATCGGGAACAGGTTATTCCGTGCCTTGAAATATTCCGAAAGCCTGCACCATATAAAATTACTTTCGGGGGTCGTGGATCGGGCAAGTCTTGGTCTATCGCTAGCCTTTTAATGCAGGAACTAACGGCAGAAAAACACAATCTTGTCTGTTGCCGTGAAATCCAAAAATCGCTAGACGATTCTGTTTATAAACTTTGTGTAGAAACTATAGTGCGGTTGCATTTAAGCGGTTGGAATGTTCTGCGTGATGTTCTGGAACACGAAAACGGAAGCCGTGTAATATTTCGGGGCTTGAAAGATTTAAGGGCGGGAAATGCAATCAAATCTTTGGAAGGCTATGACAGGGCGTGGATTGAAGAAGCACAATCAGTTTCGGCAGAAAGCCTTCAAATGCTTATACCTACAATCAGAATGAACGGGTCGGAAATATGGGCGAGTTATAACCCGAACACAGAAGAAGACGCAATAGAAAGTTTGAAACTTCGGGAAGGGGCGGTTGTAATAAAATGCAATTGGAATGATAATCCGTGGTTCACGGAAAAGCTTGCAAAAGACAGGGAAGCCGATTACAAGTTCAATCCCGAATTGGCACGGCATATCTGGGAAGGTGAATATTTATCACAGGCAGACAATTCCGTTATGTCAAGACTTGCCGTTCACGAAGCTATGGAAAGGGAAATATCAGACGAAGGCGATTGGGAAATTGCGGTTGATGTTGCCCGCTATGGTTCTGATAGTTCAATAATCAGTATGAGAAAAGGGCTTGTATTGAAAGCCTTGAAAGAATATAAAAATATATCGCTTGTAGAACTGTGCGGACATATTGAAGTAATGGCGGGAAATAATCACGATATGCGTATAAAGGTTGACGAAACGGGTGTCGGGGGTGGTGTAGTAGACATTCTGCAATCTAGGGGCTATCGTGAAGTAGTGGGAATAAACTTCGGAAGCAAGGCGAATGAAGAAGACAAGTTTGCAGATTTACCTTCGGAAATGTGGTGTACCTTTAATATAAGTGAAATATCGCTTTTGAATGATTCGCAGTTATTTCACGAATTGACGGACAGACGCTTTTCTTATGACAGAAAGGCAAGAAGGCAGATAGAAAGCAAGGATTCATATAAGGCAAGGAACGGGGGAAAATCACCCGACAGGGCGGATTCTGTTTTAATGCTTTTCTATGAACCGAAAATTATAAGACCAATGCTTTATTAAAAAGGTGCAAAGCACCAAGGGGGAAGAAGTATGGCAAGAACAATCAGAAAATCAACGGACAATTTGCAACAGATGTTGGCAGATTTGAAAGTCGGTGACGCACCTATTCTGGACACGGAAAGCGGATATGACATCACCCGTACACCTTCGGGTTTCATTTACCGAAACGAATATATCGGAATGGTATTTGTTCCAGACGCAGAAAAGCCGATAGTTAAAAATGCTGTTGTAAAGACAGAGCCAAAAGGCAAAATTGAAAAGTGATTTTTGACAATACTTCCTATTTGGTTTATAGTTATAGCAAACTAAACATATAGGAAGTACCGATATGAAAAACCCTCTTGAAAGCATCAAGAATCTGATAGTTAAACAATGGAGTAAGGCACCCGATAGTGCAAGTCGGGATTTGCTAGAACTGTTCCACGTTTCACCCCGTCTTGACCCTGTAAGAATTATTGCGAATAAGTGTGCAAGCACGGAGTTGTATCTTTATAACAAAGCCGATTTCAGAAAAAACAAAAGCAACGCAGAAATAATCGAAAGACACGAAATCTATGACTTACTTGAAAACCCTTGCCCTGCCGACAGAGATTTGAACGGGTGGACAATCCGTTATTTTGTTTTCGCCTGTTATACATTAGTCGGTGAAGCTTTTCTTTTAAAAGTTCGTGATAAAGGGGGAAGGGTTATCGGCTTGCAACCTGTTGCACCTTCTTGGGTTATACAGACACCAACGGCAACTTCAAAATATTGGCAGATATATCCGTTCGGAACAGCAGGGGGAAATTCTATTGTCGTCCCTGTTGAAGATGTTGTTGTATTCAAAGACATAGACTTAAACGATCCATACGGCAGGGGTCGTGGAACTAGTGAAGCAATCGGGGACGAAATACAGTCAGACGAATACGCTTCAAAATATGCAAAAAATCTTTTTTTCAATGACGCAACACCTTCTGCGATTATTTACGCACCACAGGGAAATGAGAAAACCGCAGAACAGATTAAACAAACTTGGCTGCAGAAAATGGCGGGTTTCAGACACGCAAAAGAACCTATGGTTTTGACGGGGGAAGGAAGCAAGTTTGAAAAGATTTCACAAACACCTACAGAACTTGATTTTGTAGAAAGCAGAAGATTTTTAAGAGATAACGCAAACGAACACTTCCACATTCCGCCAGAGATTATGGGTATTTTGCAGAACTCAAACAGAAGCACGATTGATTCTGCCGAATACCTTTTGAATAAAAACGTACTTGCTGATTATCTGCGAATGTTTGAGCGTTCAATCAATAATCAGTTATTGTGGGAAGATTTCGACAAAGAAAGAAAGTTTATTTTATATCACGAAAACAATATTGCCGAAGATATACAACAGAAGTTGCAGATTGCAAATGACGGACTTTCTAGGGGCGTTCTTACTGTAAACGATTGGCGTATTGCTATGGGTTATGAAGCAGACGAAAGGGGCGGTGATGTTTATCTGCGTGGCTTCGGACAGGTTGAAGTTCCTTTTAATTCAGAGCCGATTGAACTTCCCGACACAGAGCCGACAGAACAAATTGAACTTCCAAACACGGAAGAAAGCCCCGAAACAGAAGAAACAGAACTTCCCGAAAAAGAGTTTGAAGTACTTTCAAAAGCTTATGAAAAAAAATACAAGGTTTTGAAATCAGAAACAGACAAAGAAAGACGGGGCAAGATTTGGAAAGTTTTTGACGCACGGGCAAGAAGCATTGAAGAACCTTTTTATAAGGCAATGCAGACCGCCTTTACAAAACAGAATGAAGAAGTAAACAAGACAATCCGCAAAGCCTGTGAAGAAAATAAAGATGTAGGCACGGCAATAGAAAACCTTTACAACAAAGAAATGGACAAGAAACTTCTGCATACTTTGGCAGGGGCATTTTTCAACGGCTTGACAGTCGGAGCAGAACACGGGCTTGAACTTCTTAATAAAAAAGGCGTAAAGGAAATCAGCGAAGAAACAAGGCGGTTGTTTAATATATGGATTGACACATACGGCTTGAACTTGGCAAAAGATATTGACGATACGACAAAAAAGAAACTACGCAAGGCACTTTCCGAATCAATCGAAGAAGGCGAAGATTTGAAAAAGCGTGTTGCAAAGCTGATTGAAGTATCAGACGAAATGTTTGCAGAAGATAAAAAGTGGCGGGCAGAACTTATCGCAAGAACCGAAAGTTGTACTACAATGAATGCGGGATCTCTTGAACTTTACAAGGCAGAAGGAATCGGAATGAAAGAATGGATTTCCGTACAAGACGATAGAACCCGTGACGCACATCT